GAGGTGCTGCAGCTCGGGCCGGCCACGGTGAGCGGCTCGGTGGCGACCGTTCACCACAAGATGGAATACAGGACCGGCAAGCCGCGCAAGATTCCGATTTCACGGCGCACTCAGGTGTTGCTGCAGGGCTTCCTCGGCTTCACCATCGGCAGCGCCAGCCTTGACAGCATCTTCCGCAAGGCGAGGGATTCGCTGTGCATCAAGGACGTGCATTTTCACGACGCAAGGGCTTACGCTTTGACTCGCATGTCCAAGCGCGTCGATGCCTTTGAGCTGGCCCGCATCAGCGGCCACAAGGATCTGCGCATCCTGATGTCGACGTACTACCGCGCGTCGTCCGAAGACATCGCCTCGCGGCTCTGAGTCACCCAGGCCAGCACGTCTTCCTTGCGCCAGAGGCGGTGGCTTGCAATCCGGCCAAACCACGGTTTCGGGAAGTCCGGCCGCTTGACCAAGCGCTCGGTGACGGTTTGACGCTTCAGCCGAAGCATCTCGGCGATCTCGGCTGCGTTCATGGTTTCGATCACACCTCACCCCCTTCGCTGACATCGTTTTGCGTTTCTGCAATCAGCATCAAATAAACATCGGCAGCCAGTAGCTGTTTTGCGTTTTTCATAAAAACCCTCGCAAATGACGCTTGTTGAGCGTTTGACAGAGTGCAGTTGGTGCGCTTTGCTTCTTGGCGAATGAGGCCCATCTCGGAGTTCAAAGACTGAATGCGTCTGCCTTTTCGACGGTATGCAGACTCCGCCGCAGTTAGCCACACGGGATCTGCTCGCTCCCCGCCGCTTGCGGCAGAACGTTTTGCCAAATCAATTTGCCGCTTGATTGCGTCGTGCTGAGCCTGGATAAAATCTCGTTCAGCGCAGATCTCTTGCATCGACCTCACGCCTCACCCCCTTCTGAGTCGGCCTGCGCTGGCAGCTCAGGCGGCGTGCATGTGTGAATATGGCCCGGCACCAGAGGCTTGCCGCAGGTCGGGCAAGGCTTGTGCTGGATCGGAAACGGCCATCGTTGCGGTTCAGTCACGTCTGCTCCTCCTTCATTGCTCGCGCATGCAGTCGCACATGCACGGCCAGCTTTGTCAGGTCGTACAACGCCTCGGCCGGCACCGGCTGCGTCAGTCGGAAGCCCTCGCCGGTAGTTCGCAGCACGAGCGCCAGCGCGTCTTCTCGAGCGTTGGGCTTGACGCTGGACACGAGCTGGGCGGCTCGCTGGGCTTGACTCCACACGATCACACCGGCCCCCTCGGCATCGGTGCCCAGTAGCTCACCGCCGTTCTGAGCAGCACGCCGCTCGAGGCGCATCGCCAGCCGTCTTCGGCGCTGTCGAACCAGCCGACCCAAGTCGGATCTCCGTCGGGCTCAGCAAACGCGATCAGCACCGACTCGGCGTCGTCGGGCTTGACGGAGTCGGCCATAAGCCAGCGGATGGTTTCGTTGTTCATGCTCAGAACGGAAAGTCGTCGGCGTCGTTCGGGCCGCTGGCCTGCTGGCGTGCTGGTGCTGCCTTCGGTGCGTCTTTGGGCTTGACCTTGACGCTCAAAAACGAGCCTGAGCCGTCCTTGCGCTGAGTCGTCCAGCCGTCAAGCCAGTACTCGGTGCCGCCCACGTTCAAGTTGCCGGTGAAGTCCGGCATGCTGCTGCCGGGTTCCTTGCGGTCGTTGCGGCCCAAGATGCCGCGGTTGTTGTTGTCGTACTGAGTCATGCTGCTTCTTTCAGTTGTTGAATGCGTTGGTTCATTTCGTCCAGAAAGAGCTGGACCTCTTTTTCCATCAGGGCGATGTAGGTGACGTCGCGCTCGACGCGCTTGATCCACAGCTGCAGCTCGGCGGGCATGCGTGGATCGAAGCTGACAAAGTCGCACCATGGCCGGCCCATGACGGCCATCTGAAGCTGCATCTGGCCTTCGTACTTGGCCGGCACGCGCTTGCTGACCAAGTACTCGATGTGCGTGGTGGTGCTCGGGCACTTGATCTCAATGAGCCCATCCAGCACCAGGCCGTCGGGGCTCGCGCCGCACTGCTCAATGCGCGGGTGGATGTGGAAGCCGGTCTCGTCGACAAACTCGCCGACTCGGGCCTCGTAGGCCTGCCGCGCGGCCGGTTCGGTTTCTGTGCCCCACTGCATCGCGGCATTCGAAAACGGCTCAGCCTGTCGGCCGGTGATCACCTCAGCGACGAGCTGATCCATGTACGACTGGCGGCTGGCTGATGGGCCTTTGGCGGTGCGGGCCATGACGTCGAAGACGCGGCTGGCCGTCACCTTGCCCAACCTGGCAGCAAACCATTCCGGCGTGCGCTGCTCTTCCATCAGGCGGCCTCAAGCTCGGCGCGGCGTGCGCTGAACTCATCCTTGAGCTCCAGCCTCGTGGCCTCTGGCAGGCTTTTGTAAAGCTGCACCAGCTCCTCGCGCGTGGCAATGGCCTTCAGCTCAGCGCTGTGCTTGCTGGGCTTGGCGGCCGCAGGCTTGCGCGAGGCGGCATTCCCGTCGTCATCCTCGGGCGCAATCCCACAAGCCGCCATGAGCGAATACCTGCGGGCGTAGGTGAGCGCCGAGCCGTACCCCTGCGGGTCGTTCTTGGCGGCCGGCACATGCAGCTTGCCGCCGCTCATGGACTCGCCAGATGTGTGTACGAACAGCGTCTCAACAGTAACGCCGTCGCTGCACTCATGCGTCGGCTGCAGCAGGCCGATCCCCTGGGCGTTGAGCGCATCAAGGACAGCCTCGATGCAGCCGTCCAAGCCGACGTAGCGGCTCTTGAAGTGCGGGGTGGTGTTGGTCTTGAGCGCAGGCGCAAAGCTGGCCTGTGCCGCAACGAAGGCGGTGTAGATGGCTTTCATGTTTTGTCCCAAACAAGTTGACGTGCGCGCTTGACGCTGTGGTGTCTTGAGTAGTGCTTGCGCAAAAAGCAGTACAGGCGGATGAAGTCGACGAGCTGGGTCATCCAAACCACCCAACAAAGATGGCCGTCATGAGCAGCACAAACGCGATGGCGAACACGATGTCCATGGGGTGCTTCCACGTCTCGGCGCAGTCACAGCGCTGGTCTTGAAGTCGCGCCAGCTCAGCGTCGTACCAAGCCGGCCGGAACTCGGAGTGGTTCTGGCTCATGCGGCCTCCCAGTCGTCAGGGCCGCCGTCATGGGCGTCGTCGCACTCAGTGGCAAGCTGGTCAATCAGCTCGGCGTGGTGCTCGATGAAGGCCTCTTGCAGGTAAAGGCGGGCGGCCGCGGCCTGCTCGTTGGTGCCGACGATTGCGAGCACCAGCAGCGTGGCCGTGTCGCAGTCGACAACGTCCTCGGGCTTGATGTTCCACGTCTTGACTTCGGCCGAGTCGTACTCGGTGATGGCATCAGCCAGGAAGCTGATCCAGTGCGCCGGAATTCCGATGGCGTGTTCGGTGGCCTGCGTCAGTGCGTACTGAGGCGGCTCAGGTGTGCGGGGATCGCCTGGGTGGGCGAGGTATCGGCCGTATTCCATTCGTCTCTCCAAGCGATGCGGAAGTGCAGCGCATGGAGAAGAACTCTACCGAATCCGGTACATCATGTCAACCGAATTCGGTAGAGTAAATGACAAAAGTTGGTCAAACGTACCGTCGTTTCATCAATTGGGGGGGGTAGGAAACTGCCTACCTTTGAGAAATTGCCGTCAGATACGATTACGAATGACGTCAGCAGCCAAAAAACGCGCGCGGGGGGGGGGGGTAAACCCTCTAGACGCCTTTTTTGGTGCGGGTGCCATCTCAAGGAAAAATCTTGAGCTCCTTGATCGACATGATCAGCCTGTCGTAAAGCTGGCGCTCGGCCTGGCTGACAGGTTGCGCTGCGGGTGGGTTTGTTGGGTCCAGCCCCGGCGTGAGCATCTGCCACATCTCCAGGTCGAACACCTCTGCCACCCGGTCCACGACGTCCAGACCCACCGACGTTTGCATCTCTTTGATGCGCGTGGCCGTGCCAGGCCCAATCTTGGCCTCACGCGACAGCCTGGTCAGGTTCTCGCTCTTCCAGTGATGGAGCATCAGAGCGGAGACGTTTTGCCAGAGCACTAACTTTGGGTCGATTCTCATAGCGCTGTAATGGTGCCGCACTCGTCCTACCGATTGCGGTTGCATTGCTGTACCGGATCCGGTAGGATGAGGGCATGGACTCTCACATTCCGAGCGCGGCCGACCTGCGCGCAAAGCTGTCACTGCTGGGCCACGCTCAGATGCAGCAGATGGCGTCATGTTCCGGCGTTCCATTTACGACTCTTTGGAAGTTGCGAAGCGGCGAAACCGCTGATCCGCGGCTTGAGACGGTGCGCTTGTTGTTGCCGCACCTCATGGCGGACAAAGCCGCATGAAGCTCACCGAGAGCCTCAAGACCTTGCTCGACGAAGACACCGCTATGCGTTTCCAGCGCCGTGCGTGTGCTGCTGGTTGCACCGCCGCCGAGCTGTTGCGCGACATGGTGTTTCATCTCGAATACGGAGTGACGTTTGGGGAGCATGTCGCACAGTCTCGCCGCCATGCGCTCTCGCGTGAAGGGTCGACTGCTGCTCTAACGAGGGCCGAAGAAGTTCCGCCAGCAGTCCAGTTGAGCGTGATCAATGCGCGCAAGGACTGCCTGTGAGTCAGCTGTCCATTGAGTTCGATGCGCCGCCGCGCGCACGCAAGACAGACCCGGCAACGTCGCACGAGGCCGCACGCCGCGCTGAGCTGTTTGCCACCTCACATGCTGAGCGCATCGTGTGCGCGCTGCGCATGCGTGGGCCATCCACCGCCCACGAGCTGGAGCCGCACACCCGGCTGAACTACGTCCAGATTGACCGACGCATGCACGAGCTGGTCAAGGCCGGACGCATTAAACGCACACCGCTGACGCGGCCTACGCCCACGGGCGGTAGAGCCTTGGTGTGGGAGCTTGCATGAACTACTACCCCTTCAACGTGGGCGACTACAGCGCCCACACCGCGCATCTTGAGCCGATGGAGGACTTGGCCTATCGCCGCCTTCTCGACGCCTATTACCTGCGCGAGCAACCGCTGCCGACCGACATCCAGACCACCGCAAAGCTGGTTCGCATGCGCTCCATGGCCGGTGATGTTGAGAGCGTCTTGAATGAGTTCTTCACGCTCACCGAAGACGGCTGGAGGCACTCGCGCTGCGACGCCGAGATCGAGCGCATGCGCGACAAGCAGACGAAAGCACGAGCGTCCGCTCAAGCATCGGTCAACGCCCGTTCGCAACGTCAGCAAGCGAACGCTGAACGAACGCTGGTGAAAGAGGCAACGGACGTTGAACGAACGCTGCTTGTTTTGGCAACGGACGTTGAGCTACCAACACCAACACCAACACCAAGAGAAGAGAAAGAGATGGTGGAGCCGCGCCGAAGCGCTGCCCCACCAACCCCGCCGCCCGATTTCGATGG